TGACTAAAAAATTTTTGAAAAAAAAAAATAAAAAAAAAATTTGAAATTTGATAGAATACAAGTTATTGTGTAAGATCTATTTGTGTAGGAGGTATTCGATGGAGAATGTAATCTATTATAACTTACGTAGTGCATTGCACCACTTACGTAAAGCAGACAGCTACTTGATGCAAACCGGTGGTTATGAGTCCAAGGAATTAAATAAAGTTGCAAGGGCTTTGGAGTCTGTGATAGACTCTTTAGATTCCGTTGTGTCGGATGAAGAAGACAAGAGACATGACAAATATCTTGACGATTTAGCGGGGAGCTATAATGCAAGCAATTGATGGAGTGGTGTACGAGTGTACACATCTGTGGTATGATTCAGAGGACAATGAATTCGCACTACGTGCCACATGGAAGTTCGAGAAGAACTATCCAGACATGCCTGACTACTGGCATTTGCAAGAGGTAGAGCTTGACATGGCAGAGGATGGCTTGCCTGTCCACATTGTTGAGCTCATTAAATCTGGGTGCCAACATAGTGGCTCAATATGGTGTGATGTTGAGCGTGATGGGCCTGACTTGGTAGAACTGAAAGAGGTAGATTACTCATGAGATGCAGAGCTTGCAATGTTGCCTTGAATGACTTCGAAGCAACTAGAAAGTCTAAAGAGACTAATGAGTTTGTTGATTTGTGTAACACTTGTTATAGTAATGTCTCTAATGAAATCAATGCTTTAGAGAGATATGATCTCATGCATTGTGATGATGTTGTGTCTGATGACTTGACAGATTCTTCAGATGCACTATAATACTATGTAGGTACATTGGATACATCGTATAATTAGTATATTAATTATTACTTATTCTAAATATACGGTGTACTTCAAAGTACAGAGACAACATAGACTAGGAAGAACATGAAAGAATTTGATGACAAGGTAGCTCAAGAGATGGCACTGCATATTGCATTATGTGTCTGCTCGGAGTATACTAAATCTTGGGGCTTGGCTGATTTCCTTGGAAGACTCACAGAGTATTGTGATGTACCAGAATTGGAACACGTCGAGCGTTATGCAAAGAAACTAGAGGACGAATGATGGCCTTTGTTGAATATGACTTAGCATGTCCAAAGTGTGAGAGCTCTGATGCCTATGCGATTGATGATCGTGGTTGGGGTAAATGCTTTTCATGCGGGTCCAACATACCACCGGATAATAGTGAGTCAGGTAGGGTAGTATCCCTTCCAAAGAGATCGTCGCATAGAGAGGCTCCTGTGAGCTCTCAGGCACTATCCTACACTGCTTTGACGGATAGGAAGATAGGTGTCAATGCCTGTCAGTTCTATGGGGTAGGGTATCGAGGTAGTGACTTGGTATTCCCATTCGGTGATGATGCACGTAAGGTGCGTAAGAATGGTGCAAAGGATTTTTATATCGAGGGAGCTTGGAAGGCCAGTAAGATTCTATTCGGTCAAGATAGATTCCCTTCAGGTGGTAAGCGTGTCATGGTTGTCGAGGGTGAGCTCGATGCAATGGCCGCATACCAGATGCTAGGTTCGAAGTATCCTGTGGTGTCTGTACGCAATGGAGCTCAGTCTGCTCTCAATGATTGCAAGGCGAACTACGAATACTTAGATAGCTTCGATGAGGTTATCTTCTGCTTTGACTCAGACCTTCCGGGATTGGAAGCTCAGGCTCAGTGTGCTGAATTGTTAGCTCACAAGTCTCATTGTGTGAAGGTAGCCAATGGATTCAAGGATGCCTGTGATTATCTCAAGGATGGGAAGCAAGAGCAATTTGTTACTGCATTCTGGAGGGCAGAGCGTTGGACACCTGATGGTATTGTATCAGGCGATACACTCTACGATGCTGTGATGAAGCCACTGGCAAAGGCTGATGTGGACTATCCTTTTGATGGTCTCAATAAACTAACCTATGGTCTACGTAACACAGAGCTAGTGACAATCACTGCAGGCTCTGGTCTTGGTAAGTCTCAGTTTGTACGTGAGATTGTGTGGAACATTCTGCAGAACACGGAGGACTCAGTTGGTCTGATGTTCTTGGAAGAATCCACACGAAGGACTGGTTTGTCTTTGATGTCACTGGCGGCTAATAGGCCACTACATTTACCAGACACTGAGGTGTCTCAGGAAGAGAAGGATGATGCATTTAATAAAACTCTGGGCACTGGGCGTGTGTATCTCTTTGATCATTTCGGCTCCTCTGATGTTGATAATATTGTCAATCGAGTCAGGTACTTGGCCAAAGTTGTGGGATGTAAGTATGTGTTTGTCGATCATATTAGCATCATTGTTAGTGCTCAGAGTAATGGTGACGAACGAAAAGCAATCGATGAAATCATGACCAAGCTTCGTATGCTCGTCCAAGAGACAGGCATTAGTTTGGTTTGTGTGTCACATCTCAAGCGTCCTGAGAACAAAGGACACGAAGAAGGTGCGGCGACATCGTTGGCTCAGTTGCGTGGCTCAGGCTCTATCGCTCAGTTGTCTGACATGGTGATTGGACTGGAGCGCAATGGTCAAGCAGAAGACGAGAAAGAACGTAACACAACAAAGGTACGTGTATTAAAGAATCGATTCAGTGGCATGACAGGCCCTGCTTGTAACTTGCTTTACTCCATGCACACAGGTAGAATGACAGAGACATTCGAAGAAGAAGATGATGAGGCCCTATGATGGAAAAGAATCGCAAGGGAGATTACGCTGAGACCAAGGCAGTTGCATGGCTTTGGGAGCAAGGCTATGAGGTCTTCAAGAATTGTGGTTGCACAGGTCCAATGGATTTAGTTGCAATTACACCAGAAGGTGATACAATATTAATCGATGTGAAGATGGTGATACCACAACCACATTTAGAGGACGACCCTAACAAGCGACGTAGATCAGGCGGAAACATCACTGATGCTCAGAAAGAGTTAGGTGTACAGGTACTTGGGTACAATGTAGAGTTAGATAAGTTTCATTTTATAAGGCATCCACATGAAACAACTTATTCTCGATATAGAGACAAACAGCAACCACAGCTTAATTTGGTGTGTGGTAACACAGAATCTTGAAACGGGAGAACAAGAATGTCATACAGATCCGTCAACTCTCGCTCCACTGGTAAAGGAGTACGATCAAATCATCGGGCACAATATAATTGGTTTCGATGCACCGGTATTGAAGAAGCTTTGGAACATTGGGATACCGAAGTCGAAAGCGGTAGACACACTTGTTTTGTCGAGGCTTTTGAGTCCACAACTCGAAGGAGGCCACAGCCTGAAGGCTTGGGGTCTGAGACTACGGAACCAGAAGATAGACTTTGAAGACTATGATGGAGGACTCACCGATGAGATGGTCGAATACTGTAAGCAGGATGTTAGCCTCACTGGAGAAGTTTACACGTACCTTATGGGAGAACTCTCTAAGTGGAAGAACTCGGAGCAAAGTATATTACTGGAGCACGAAATCGCAGTCATCTGTTCCGGCCAAGAACGAAACGGTTTCAAACTGGATATACCGTCGGCTACATTGCTTCGTGCTAATCTGTCAGATAAGATGGATCATATTGCGACTGACTTACAAAGCACGTTTCCACCAATTGTTGAAGAGCGTTGGTCTGAAAAGACTGGTAAGCAACTGAAGGACAAGGTAACCATATTCAATGTCGCAAGCCGCAAACAAATCGGTGAGCGTTTGATTAGTCTTGGATGGAAACCCAAGGAGTTTACTGAGACCGGACAACCGATGGTCGATGAGACTATCTTGGAAGGAATCGATATGCCTGAAGCTAAACTCATCTCAGATTATTTGATGATGCAGAAACGCTTAGGGCTACTTGAGTCTTGGTTGAAATTTGTGAAGGAGGATGATCGTGTACATGGTGCAATTATTACTAACGGTGCTGTCACTGGTCGGATGACACACCATAGTCCAAACATGGGACAAATCCCTTCTGTATCAAAACCTTACGGTGAAGAGTGCAGAAAGTTATGGACCGTAGAAGATGGTAATGTGCTTGTCGGTACGGACTTGTCTGGGATTGAGTTACGTTGTCTAGCACACTACATGCAGGACGAAGACTGGACAAAGGAGTTATTAGAAGGTGATGTACACACCAAGAACCAGAAGGCCGCCGGGTTGGAGACGAGAGCTCAAGCGAAGACCTTTATCTATGCTACACTGTATGGAGCCGGTCCTGCCAAAATTGGATCAATCGTTGGTGGTGGAGCAAGAGAGGGGACTAGGTTACTTGACGCTTTCTATCGCAACACCCCTAACTTGGCGAAGCTCATGCAGAAGGTTCAAAGGATTGCAGAGAAAGGCTATGTGCCGGGCTTGGATGGTCGTCGATTACAGGTACGATCATCGCACTCTGCACTTAACACCCTACTGCAAGGATGCGGTGCTATTATTGCAAAGCAATGGTGCATCGAGGCACACAAAGAGTTTAACAAAAGGAACATCCCTGTACAACAAGTTGCATTCGTGCATGATGAGATACAGATTGAAACACCTACAGAACATGGTGAAGAAGTTGCATCAATCATGGTCGAAGCGGCACAAAGGGCCGGGGATGCCTTGGGCTTTCGATGCCCAGTAGATGCCGAAAGTAAAATCGGTAATAATTGGTTTGACACACACTAAATTTGTGTTATAATATATGTATATCTCACCAACAAAGGAGAATGAGATGGATAAAGTAAAAATTCGTGCGGAAATTATGTGGCCGTACCTTGACCGTGTAAATGATTACACAGGCAAATACCAAGTAGACCTCGCCAATCTATCTGATGCGGCAGTCTCAGCACTTGAAGAGCTTGGCATTGCTGTCAATAACAAGGAAGGCAAGGGCAACTACATTGTCTGCAAGTCTACCAAGCCTATCCACGCATACAACCCAACAGGCGAGACGCTTGAAGGCGTTGCTATCGGCAACGGCTCTAAGGCTGTTGCAATGATTGGCTTTTATGATTGGACCTACGGTGCTAAGAAGGGCCGCAGTCCATCACTCAAGAAGCTAGTCGTCGAGGACTTGGTAATGTACGAAGGTGGTGATGCACCTGTTGCCATTACGGATGACGACGAGATTCTGTAAGTGGATACAGCCCTCATAGATGCTGATATCTTTGTGTACCGGGTTGCGTATGCTTCAGACAAGGAGCCGGAGTCTTACGCAATCCAAACAATGGCAGAGTCCTTGGAAGACCTTCTTATGTTTAAACTTCCTGTGTCAGTCTGGGAAGTCTTTCTCACTGGTAAGGGCAACTTCCGGTACGATGTCGCAAAGACAGCACCATACAAGGGCAATCGAAAAGGCGAGAAGCCAAAGCACTACCACCTACTCAGAGAGTATCTTGAGTCAGCGTGGAGTGCTAAGGTCATCACAGGCATGGAAGCCGATGATGCCATTGCTATCACAGCAACGGAGCTCGGGGAAGATTCTGTCATCGTAACGATTGACAAAGATCTAAACCAAGTTCCGGGTTGGCATTACAATTTTGTGAAGGACAAACTCTTTCACGTGACACCAGAAGAAGGTATCCGATTCTTTTACCACCAGATGCTAACCGGAGATGCGGTTGATAACATCAAAGGTGTCAGAGGTATCGGTCCAAAGACCGCAGACAAATTACTCGATGGACTGAGTGAAAAGGAAATGTGGGATTTGTGTGTCGAGAAGTTAGGCTCTAAAGATCGTGCAATGGAGAATGCTAATTTACTTTGGATGCTTCGGAATCCAGATGAGTATTTTAAGGCACCGGAATGAAAGCACAATCAGCTAAAGCAAAAGGACGTAAGCTACAGCAAGCAGTTAGAGACGCCATCTTGAGCACCTTCCCATCATTAGAGATGGATGATGTAAGAAGCACTAGCATGGGGGCAGGAGGCGAGGACGTACAACTCTCTCCTGCGGCTAGGAAGCTTTTTCCTTACAGTGTTGAGTGCAAGAATCTTGCTAAGATTGCAGTATTCAATTATTATGAGCAAGCCACTGGACACGGTGAGCACGAGCCATTAGTTGTTATTAAACAAAACAGGTCTAAGCCATTGGCTGTTGTTGACCTCGATCATTTTCTGGAGTTAGTTAAGAATGGAACTAGAAAAAGCAAACGATAGACAAGTCGGAGGGACTTGGTATACTTCAAAAGACATCCAACCTTGGGAAGCAATGGAAGCTTGGATGAGTGAAGAAGAGTTCAAAGGTTTCTTGTGGGGTAATGTGATTAAATACATTGCTAGATTCAAAGATAAGGGTGGTCGTATTGATCTTGAAAAGGCTCGACATTATCTTGACAAACTCGTTGAAGTCTGGTAGAATAGTCGGTTCGCTATGATTACATTTGAAGAATTAAAAAAGCGGTTATCGCAGATAGACGAGATAAGTTTGATGGAGCTTCTAGAGATAAACTCCGAAGAATTAGTTAATCGTTTTGCAGATAAGATCGAAGAAAAACAAGACTATTTAGTTGGAGAGTTTGATGAAACAACACCTTGGGATAATGATTGATTATGAAAGAGATAATCGCCTCAGCGAACAAGCTATTAAACTCATGGAAGACTACTATATGTACGACCATGAAACATCTCCCCAAGAAGCTTTCGCACGTGCTAGTGTTGCCTATTCATTTGGCGACCTTGACTTTGCACAACGTATTTACGATTATGCTTCGAAAGGTTGGTTTATGTTTGCGTCGCCTGTGCTTTCTAACGCACCTGACGATGCACGAAACAATCGGGGCTTGCCTATTAGTTGTTTCCTTACTTACGTGGGGGACAATCTTGATAGCCTTATTGAACATAATGGCGAAGTAGCATGGCTTTCCGTAAAGGGCGGCGGTGTGGGTGGGCATTGGTCAGACGTGAGAGGGATCAGCGACAAGGCTCCCGGACCGATCCCATTTATGAAAGTAGTGGACGCTCAGATGACAGCGTACAAACAAGGGAAGACACGGAAGGGAAGCTATGCGGCCTACCTAGACGTAAGTCATCCTGATATCGAGGAGTTTATATCCTTCAAAGTGCCGACAGGTGGTGACATCAATCGGAAATGTTTTAATCTTTTTAACGCAGTAAATATTACTGACGCTTTTATGGAGGCGGTAATTAATGATACAGAATGGAATCTCACAGACCCAAATACAGGAATTGTTAGAGAGACAATCAGAGCTCGTAAACTATGGCAACGAATGCTTGAAGCTCGGTTCAGAACTGGCAGTCCTTACCTTAACTTTATCGACACAGCCAGAAGAGGCTTACCAGAAGCTCAAAGAAAACTTGGATTGTCAATTAATGGCTCTAACCTCTGCAACGAAATCCATCTCGCAACAAGTGAAGAACGCACAGCAGTCTGTTGCCTCTCCTCAGTCAACCTCGAAAAGTACGACGAGTGGAAAACAAGCGGCATGGTTGGAGACCTTATCAGACTCTTGGACAACGTGCTTCAATACTTTATTGACAACGCACCAGAAGAACTGGGAAAAGCTGTCTACTCAGCTTATAGAGAACGTTCAATCGGCCTCGGAGCAATGGGCTTCCACGGCTACCTCCAAAGCAAAGGAATAGCTTGGGAGTCATGGCAAGCGGCGAGTGAGAACTATGCAATCTTCAAAGACATCAAAGCCCAGTCTCTTGAGGCCACCTACTCGCTCGCTGTGGAGCGTGGTGAATGTCCTGATGGAGTGGGTTATGGTGTTAGAAATATACATCTGTTGGCTATTGCTCCTAACGCTAATTCTAGTATCCTATGTGGGTGCTCTGCTAGCATTGAACCACGTATTAGCAACTGCTTTGTGCATCGTACTCGTGCCGGTAGTCATACTGTTCGCAATCCGTACTTGGAGAAACTTTTAGATGATAGGGGTCAAAACACTAAGAAGGTCTGGCAAAGCATCCTTGAAAGCGAAGGCTCTGTTCAGCACTTGGAGTTCCTATCCGACAGTGAGAAGGCTACGTTTAGAACAGCGTTTGAGATTGATCAGGAATGGGTTGTGGAACACGCCGCAAAGAGACAGGAGTTTATTTGTCAAGGACAGAGCGTCAACCTATTCTTTCCATCCGGCACGGACAAAGCTCTCGTTAATCAGACACATCTCAAAGCTTGGAAAGAAGGACTTAAAGGCTTATATTACTTGCGGACGACTGCGGGGGTTACAGCGGAGAAAGTTGGCACTAAAGTAGACCGTAATGCGTTGAAAGACTTTGAAGACGATGAAGGTTGTGTGTCATGTCAAGGCTAGAGGTAAAACTAAAAAAGATGTGGTTGAAACTTCTTAGAGCATCGTGTAAAAAGAATTGGGATAAGGCCCGTAAGTTACATGCAAAGATCATCGGGTTGGAACTGGAGATTAGAAAGAGTGAAGGAAAAAACAAACAACCTACTGAAACGTCTGGAACTCGTGAAGGACATGGACCCATTCAATCGTAAGCTTCTGAATGATAGTTATAATCTATTACAAGAGCTACAGAGCGAAGTTGACAGATTAGTGTATCACAATAATAATCTCATGAATGTGATATACCAAAATCAAACTAGCATAGAGGAGTGATAATTTGAGTTTACTGGAGAGCAACGTAACATACAAGCCCTTTGCCTATCCTTGGGCTGTCGAGTACGCCACACAACATGAGCGTATTCATTGGATCGAGGACGAACTGGAGCTACAAACAGATGTCAATCATTGGAAGTCGGGGGCACTATCGTCGTCGGAGAAAAACCATATCACCCAAATCCTGCGGTTATTTACGCAGACAGACGTGGCGGTTGGAACAAACTATCTTGAGTATTACATTCCCAAGTTCAAGAACAATGAAATTAGAGCCATGCTCACAGCCTTTGCTTCACGTGAGTTCGTCCACCAACGAGCATACGCCCTACTCAATGACACTCTCGGACTTCCGGAAGAGGAGTTCCAAACATTTTTAGAATACAAGCAAATGTCTGCAAAACTGGAGTTCATGTCCGGATTAGACGTAAATTCTATAAGCGGGACAGCCCTTGCAATTGCACGATCTGTGCTGAATGAAGGGATGAGTTTGTTTAGTGCGTTTGCAATGCTTCTTAACTACCAGAGATTTGGAAAGATGCCGGGCATGTGCACTGTTGTCGAATGGAGTGTGCGAGATGAGAGTCAACATGCTGAAGGAATGGCTAAACTATTTAGGGAGTTCTGTAACGAACACCCACGCATTGTTAATGATGAGTTTAAGAAAACTATTTACGAGATGTTTAGAACTGCAGTCAAACTTGAAGACAAAGTTATTGATCTTGCGTATGAGATGGGTGACTTGGAAGGCTTGTCGGCAGAGGAAGTTAAGCAGTATATCAGATACTTGGCCGACCGGAGGCTCATCCAGTTGGGTCTCAAGCCAAATTGGAAAGTCAAAGATAACCCCCTCCCGTGGATGGAGGAGATTATCGGCGGTTCGTCTCTCTCGAACTTTTTTGAAAAGAGAGTGACAGACTACAATGCACACGGATTAGAAGGAGAAGACTGGGGATGGTAACAGCGAGATTTCACAATGTATTTGGATTGTCAATTGAGACAGTAGAGTCTCAGCCAGTCTTAGGATGGAAGGACAGTGAGACCATTGACGAAGCACAGGTGTACTTCTTCGATGGTTGGGTTGTGAATGTACCTTTCTGTAAGATTATGATCGGAGATATCTTTGAAGTTTTTGGATAGCTAACTCTCCAGAAAGCTATGCCCCCTACATGGGGGCTTTTTTATTCTTCAGGTGGTGTCTCTAGCCCTATTAACTTATCTAAACCTCCTGCTATGAGAGAGGCGTTAGTTAGTCGAGTCATAAAGTTTGGATTACCTGAATTTTCAGCAAGGAATTGTGTACTCGCCGCACGTCTAACTTTCATCATGGTATCTTTAAAAATTTTATTTTTTAATGACTCATCTAATTCTCGAAAACTATCCGATAACACAACCGATTCAAGTATTGGTGTTGCTAACTCGGCAGATAATTGCCGTATCCGTGCAAGCTCTTCGTTATTTAATTTCATACCTTTTTTAAAACTCTTATCCACAGGAGCATAAGCAATACCAAGAAGACCAAGCTCTTGTTGTAACTCTGTGCGGTCCACCTCGTCTGCAGTACGGATACCTGTCCAGATATCTAGGATATTGAGCATACGCTTCTCACCATAGACTCCGTACATAAATGGCAGAGACTCACGGAATCCCGGGATACGTTGTTGCATCTTCTCTAGGAATGTAGTTGCCTGTCTATCATAGGCTTGGCCCGATAGGAGATCTGGGCTGTCGATTGTACGTGCAATGTTGTTTAACAAAGCACCGTAAGGTACTACAACACGCCCAAGTCCTGCAGCAACATTGCTTAGATTTTGAGCAGAAGAGGCTTCCAAACTAAGAAGATTGATAGCATTGGCAAGACCTTCCATGAAAGACTTACCTAGAATGTTCTGCTTGAGAGACCACATTGTAGGTGTGACAAGTTCGTCAAAGTCTCTTTCATTAAGTTCTGTTGTCGAGTCAAGATAGTTATCAATGTTTCTTGACAGGTCTGAAATCAAACCAAACACTGTAGAAAGTGGTTCGATCTTCTGATACGATACCCATCCCATCGGAGTCTTAATAGACAACTCAGGTATACCACTGTCACGTAGCATCTGACGCTCATTAGGATCGGCGGGGTAAGCTCCTGTAATCAAACCTTGCTCATACAATGTCCAAGCGGTTGCAAAGGCTCCAAAGCCAATTGATTGTCTTGCGAGGATTTCGGATCGTGACATAGGTACAGCCTTGCCTACAGCCATATCGTCTGCATAGCGATAGAGTTTACCCACACCATATCCAACTCCGGGCACGAATGTCAGTCCTTCCTTCAGGATATTATACGGAGTCTTGAAGAATGGTAGCATCAACATCAATGGTTTAAATTCACTACGGAATTGTTGTAAAGACTTGGCCTTACCTAATAGTTCCTGCTGAAAGATAGACATCTTTGCATAGTTCTGAGCTATCAGTAAAGGTGCTAGACCTTCCATCTGAGGATTGTCAACAGAGCCTACAGACTTCCAAGCATCGACACCCTCATCGCCTAATAGCTTTTGATTACGAAGCTGTAAGAAACGATCATTCAATGCTCTTGGATTGTCAGTAGTTTCTTCTAAGGCTTTGCGGTACGCCATTGCATTAAACTTTTGACGACGTAAGACAGCCTTCATACCTTCGTCGATACCGACTAGAAGCCGGGTAGGGAAACGAATCACCTCACCTAGAGGGCCCGGGATTGCTTTGTTGACATAATCGTATGCATCACCCATCAATGCACGAATCTCTTCAGCACTGGCATTCTCATTCAATCCCATCTTCTGAAGCATGCCATCGTATTGACCCTTTGTCATACCATAACGTTTGTAGTCGGTAACGTCGATATCCAGTGGCATACCTTTCGCAAAACCACGGCGGAACTGTGGGATAAAATCTGTGTATCCTGTGATAGAACCAGAGTACATGGACAAAGCTTCACGCAAAATCTTACGATCTGTGGTGACAACACCTTCCATCAGGCGGACAGTAGGCATTAGAAGGCTTTGAGTGACACCAGAGATTAAGTTGATTAGAGGTGTACCTAAGCTTGACAAAAGACCATTAATAGATATTTCGGACACAATGTCCATAAAACCATTCTTTTT